ACCGCGAGGTGCACCCCGACGCGCCGCCCCGCGACGGACATGCCAGTAGCGCCCCACCCCGGGAGTAGCCGGGGTGGGGCGCAGTGACGTACTGGGGGCCGTGTGGGCCTCGCTGGGGCGTTGCTAGGCCTCGGGTGGCCCGTTGCCCTTGGTGGGGTTGACCAGCAGGCCTATGAGGCCCGCCAGCGCCCCGCTAGCAATGTTCTGCAAGATGTCCGGGATGGGTCGGCCCGAACCGGCCCCCCACGCCAGCCCGATGATGCCGAGGACGCACACCAGCAGCGTGGCCCCCACGAACAGGATCGCTGCCCGGTACGTGCCGTGATTCATGCCGCCACCTTCCCCCGGGCTTGGACGTAGATGTGCGCCCACCGGGCCGCGTGGTCGGTGAACAACTGGTCTGTGCCCAACGTGCCGGTGGCCACGGCCTCGACCGTGCCGCCGTTGCTCGCCTCGCATGTCCACAGGTGGTCATAGCCGCCGTTGATGAGCCAACGGTGGCCCGGGGCGAAGCCGGGGAACGCGCCGGTTCGGTTGAAGTCCCCGCCACCGATCACGGTGTAGCCCTGGCTGAGGAAGCCCTGCACCAGCGCGCTCATCTTGTCGTGCGCCACGGCCCACATGGCTCGCCGCCACTGCTCCTCGGGCTGGCCGGGGTTGCTGTACGCCCCCGAGACAAAGTGGGTGTTGACCACGACGAACGACGGAGCGGACGAACCGTTGCGCTGCAACCGGACCCACGTCGCCACCCGGTGCGGGCTCACGTGCTCCTTGCCGCCGTGCAACGTGACCTTGCCGTAGTCGAGCACCTTCCAGCCCTTGGTCCACACGCTGATCGGGCACTCGGTGTCCGTGTGCATGTGCGTGTAGCCGGGCACGGTGCTGCGGAGGTCGGCCACGTCGTCCGGTTCGGCAATCTCCTGCCAGCAGATGACACCGCCCAACTTGCGCACCAGCCCCATGTCGTGGCGCACCTGATCCCGGGCGAGGTCGGGCAGGTTCTTGATGTTGCTGGTGACCAACTTGGCCCCGGTGCCGCCAGCCTTGTGCGGCACGGGTGGCACGGGCTTGATCGGCGGCGGCGGCTTGGCCACCAACGACTTGGCCTCCTGCTTCACCATCGCCATGAACGCATCCCACGGGAACCCCACCCCGGGGTCGGTGTGCGTGGTCTGGTGCCATGCGTTGGTCACGTCGATGTGCCCGCAGATGCCACGGATGCCCAAGCGCAACTGCAACGAACCGACCTTGCGGATTGGCACGTCGTAGGCCAATGCCAACTGAGCCACCAGGTGCGCGGCCCGGGTGAGCATCGCGTGGTGGTTCGTGTCGCCCCACCGTGACGGGTTGCCGGTCTGCGGGTCGCACAACTCCACGCCGATGGTGTCAGTGTTCGGCGGTGCGTGATAAGCGATCTGGTGGTCGTAGACCACCTGCACGGCCTCGGCGGGGTCCACCACGTAGTGCGCGCTGCTCGGCGTGGTCACCGTGGTCTTGAAGTAGCCCGCCACGGCCCGCGCGCCACCAGCCACGCACGGGCTTACCGTGCAGTGGATCACGATGCGCTTGAGCGGCTTGAGCGCCTGGGGGCCGCCGTGGAACTTGGCGGGGCCGAGGTACGGCGGGGCGGGAGGTGACACGGGCACGGCGTTACTCCTCATGGTCGTGGTGGCCAGCCACCAGGGGCGGCGGCGGCGGGTGCTCGGGGTTGACTTGCGACAAGATGGCGAAGGCCATTTGGTCCCAGGCCTCGTGAACGGCGGCCCGGGTGAGCATGTGGCGCTCGCGCTCCTCAAGGAGGGTCAGCCGGTGCTCAAGGTTGTCGATCCGCTCGGCCTTCTTGGCCTCGCTCTGCCGCACCTCCGCGATGATGTCGCGCAGGTACTTGACTTCCCCGGCCACGATCTCCTGCTCGGTGGCCCTGGTTTCCACGCGCGTCTTGTCAGCAGCGGCGGCCCGGCTGGCCCGGCCCCACATCAGGTCAAGCACGCGCAGCAGGCCAGCACCGGCTGCACCAGCGGCGGCCACCAGTGCCGCCGCCTCGCTAGGGCTCACGTGCATGCTTGCCGCCTCCGTTCTTGGGCTGGTGGCGGCGCAGCAGGCGCAGCGTCCACAGGTGGATCACCAGCAGCGCCAGCAGGCCCGCGTACACCGCTATGGGGTAGCCGGGCACGTAGCCGTGCGGCTGTGGTTCGTGCGGCCCCAGCACCCGGTAGTTGTTCTGGTGCACCCGCGCCCAGGCCAGGCCTGCGGTCATGGCCAGGTCCCACAGCGCGATCAGCGCCAGGCCCAGGCCTTCCAGGTGAATGCTGCGGGGCCGCCCCAGCAGCCCGCCGATGAGCGCGATGCCGCCCACCACGGCGACCGGCCCCATGATGAAGCGAGCCCCCGGCCCGGCCACCTGCTCTATCTGCGAGGCGGTGCCCCACAGCATCATCTGGATGCCCGCCAGCGTGGCCACCAGGCCGTGGACCCATAGCAGGCCCAGCCGGTTGGCTATCTCGTAGGCCTGCCGGGACTGGGTGCGCTGCACGCGCGCCGTCACCAGTTCGGCGGCCTCCTCTAGCCGGTCCAGGGGGTCGAACGATTCCACGGTGTGTCGCCCCCGCCTGTTAGGAGTCGGTGAACCAGAAACAGTTGCCGAAGATGTTTGACCCGGCTGGCAGGGTGGACGCGGTGCCGTAGCCGTCAAAGGCGGCCAGGTGCAGCACCCCCACGTTGTTCATGTAGGCAATGCCCGCCCTGCCGTTGGCGAGCAGGAATACCGGGATGCTGTCGTCGCTGGGCCGGTAGCCCACCGGCAGGGTGGACAGCATCACCGGGTCACCCGTGACGTTGCCGGTGTTGGCGAAGGACACCGCTGCGTTGTTACTGATGAGGAAGCGCAGGTACACCACCGGCCCGATCTTGCGGTAGTGCGCGAACACCTTGGTGTAGCCGGTGCCTGCGGTCAGTTCCAGCCACCCGGTGTCGCTATAGAGCCCCTTGGTGTCCTTGCCGGTGGCGTCCCAGGCCCACGGCCCCACGCGGCCCGAGCCGTCACCGGACAACTTCACCAGCGGGCCGCTGCCGTCGCTGGCTTGGGACACCAGGGTGGCCGGGGTGCCCGTGCCGAACGAGGACACCGTGAGGTTGTTCAACGGCGTGAACGTGGCCGCCGTGATGACGCGCGACGGCGTACTGGTGCCGGTCGTGGACCCCTGCAACGTCATGGATGCCGTGGCCACGTTGGGAGCCGTGGCCCCCTTGGCCAGGTACACCCGGGCCTCGGTGGCCCCCGATGCCACGGCGGTGGTCTTGACCGTGAGTTTCGCCCGCCGCTTCATGGTGAACGCTTGGGCCGGGGAGAGCGTGGTTTCTGCCGGGGTGTTGGCGTTGCGCCAGGAGTAGGCGGCGTACCAGGTCGCATCGGCGCTTGCCGACCACTTGTTGCCGTTCTCGAACTTGTACTCCATGCCGGTGGAGGACACGGCCCGGAAGTTGCTGCCGTCCCACAGCATGCCGCGCAGTTGAACACCGGAGGGCGCATCCCACACCTGCGTGGTGTCCAGCACCCCAGCGGTGTCCACCACCTGCACCAAGGCGCTGCCCAGGTCGGTGCCGAACACGTACCGGCTGGCCCCCATGTCGAACGTCCCGAACATCAAGTAGCGCAGGTGATAGGCGAACGCCGTTGCGCACACCAGGTCAGCACCCCACGTCACTGCCGGGGCCGCGCCGATGGTGGTCGAGCCAGCGGGCAGCGTGAACCGTCGAATGTGCACCTTGCCGTCGCTGGTGTACGACTGGGCGTAGATGAACTCCCCCGTTGCCGGGTCACGGGTCAGGGCGGGTGCCCAACCGTTGACGCCCGTGCCCTGGGGCGAGCCAGCGCCGCTCAACGCCCAATAGCGCCTGTCGGCGTTGACGCTGGCCGCCAGCGTCAAATACCAGCCCGCGTGAAGGGTGCTGTAGAAGATGACGTACGGGGCCGAGTTGTCGGGGGCCATGACGAAGTTGGTTGCCTGCCACGCGTCCCCGGACTCCGTGGGCTGCGCATTCCAGCCCGCGTAGGAACTCCCCAGGTCCCGCCAGATCGTGAAGCCGGGAAAGCCGACGCTCGGGTAGTTGGTCTGCAACCAAGCACGGCGCACCACCCCCAAGGTGTCGGGGCACAAGTTCCACCCGTAGACCTTGGACCAGTCCCCATTCACGTCGTATTGCGCCGTGTCGTAACCCACCGTGATGGTGGGCGGGTTGCTGGGCGCGGCCACGCTCATGGCCATGGTCAGGGTGGAGCCCTGGGACAACAGGGTGGCTTGCAGGGTGGTGAGGGTCGCCACCGTCAGGTGGTCAATCTCGGCATCGCCGCGAAACACGTTCGGCAGGTTGGGATCGTCGGGCATCTCCACGCGCTTGTTGCCGGACTGGTCGTAGGTGAACAGGCCGGTAGGCGTGAGGTCGATGCCGGGGCCGGTCAGGTTGCCGTTGGCGTCCAACGTGCGGGTGCTGATGGTCGTGCCCAAGATCACGACACTGGCCAACGTCGCGGCGGTCACGGACCCCACCGCCAGGTCCCCGCTGGCAGCCCGGTCCATGGCCCCGTTGGTGGTGGGGCTGGCGGCGGCGTTGCCGTCCTCGTCGTAGGCCTGCACCACGAACGCGTAGGAGGTGTCGTACGCAAACGGCGTGCCGTCCGCGAGGTACTTGACGGCGGCCATGGTCCCCGCCGTCTCGGCCAACAACGTGGTGGCATCCAGGGGCAACGGGCTGCCCGATGGTGCGCCATAGACCCGGTACCGAACAGGGGCCGTCTGCGGGTCGCCGTTGGCGTTGGTGGTCACCACGGACCACTTCACGAAGATGAGCCCAAGGCCCCCCAGCGTCGTCACGGTGGCCACAGCAGCGGGCACGACACCATCGCGGGCCGGGGGCACGCTGGTGGGGTCGAGGACCACGCTGCCTTGCAACGTCGGGGCCGTCTGCGGCTGGCTGGTCACCCGGTACGTGCCGCGCACCAACTCAAGTTCGACCGGCACCGGGTTGTCGTAGGAACCCTCGGGGAAGTAGCCGACCAACGCCGTGGGGAGTTCGGCGGGCACCGTGTCCCCGGTGCTGTCGTCGTCGGCGTCCACCAGGGCCACGTGGGCGTACCACTGCACCATCGGCGTGCCCGCTTCGATCACCTGCACGGGCTCGGAAACGTCCGCTGTGACCCCAGCAGCGGCGGCCAGGTAGATCAGTCCCGCGTCCTCGTCCAACGCCGTGTAGGTCAACGTGGCCCCTGCCACGAGCAGGAGGCCGCCGTCCTCGTTGAAGTCCGCCGTGTGGTCCACGGTCAGCACGGTGTCCGTGGCCAGGAGCGGGATCACCAGACTGCTGCCCAGCAAGCCCTTCTCGACCGCCACCACCGTGCCGTACTGCATCAGGGCCTCCGCTTGTACGTCTTGGGAATCGAAACGGCGTCGGTGTAGCCCACCGTCATGTCGCCGCCCGTGAGGGGGAACGAGAACTGCCGCAACCGCTCGGTGCTGGCGTACGCCGTGGTGCTGATCCGCACCATGTCCAACTCATCGAGGAACGGCACCGGCAGGGCGTTGAACGTCGAGCCGAACGACAAGTTCGTGACGCGGGCCAGGTCGCGGTCGGCGCGGGCCTGGGCCGCCTTCTTGCTGCCGATCTTGTCGTCGGTGATCGTTTGGCGCAGGTAGGTCCACACGCCGTTGCGGGCAAGCGATTTGGGGCTGGCCGGGTGCCAGGAGGGCAACGTGGCGTGGGCCGTGTGGTCGGCGGGCTTGTGCCCGATGACCACCACCTGGTTGATGATGTTGGACTTGTCGTGCGAGACGGTCAGCGGTGCGGTGATGTTGCCGCCCTGGCCGTCCTTGAACGTGTAGACCGGGGCGCTGGGGTAGTCGCGCAACCGGAGCACCCCGGCCCCGTCGTAGTACAACTGCATGTCCAGGCTGCTGGCGATGGACTTGCACACCGCCCACGGCTGCACCTCGTCCTCCCACCCCACGTGCACGTCCTTGGGCAGCCGCCGCGTGACACCCGAGGGCAAGCCGAACGTGTCCTCGCCCGCCCGCTCGCTCATGATCGTGCGTATGGCCGCCACAGCGTTGTGGCCCTTGCGCAACGTCATGGTGGGCACGCCGTGCATGGCCAGAGCCTCCTTGCCCTGGCACTCCACGCTCACCTCGTCCCCCGTGCGGTCGAACTTCACCAGGGGGCCGGTGAACACCGGGCACGTGACGACGCGGCCCAACGCGGGCACGAACATGCGCACCCGCACCTGAGCCATGTTGTCGAAGTAGACGGCCCCGTCTGCCGGGCTGTCGGGCTCAAACTGCAACGCCCCGGTGGGGTCGAGCCACGCCAACGTGGCCGAGCGGGTCACGTCGGCGGTGGTGTCGAGGTTCACCTGCCCGCTGTCGAGCGCCGGGGCAATCGTGGTCACGAGGTCCCCGGACAGGGTGAGGATGCGCACCTGCACGTCCATGACGTACGAGTGCGACCACGCGGCGACGTAGGCCGCCAGGTCGGCGCTGGTCAGCCCGAGGGTCTGCACTACAGCACCGCCGCGTATGGGAGTTCGCCCACCTGCGTGAAGGAGAACGTGACGGCGATGTAGCGGCTGCCGTCCTTGCTCAACGGGTGCGGGGCCAACGTCATGGCGTGCAACTGCACCGGGATATTGATGTCGCCCGCCACCATGCGCAGCACCTTGGCGGGGTTGCCCTTGAGCGCAAACAGGTTCGCCTCCACGGTGGCCACGGTCGGGTACCCGGGCACCTCCACCGCCTCGCCCGACCAGTCGCCCTCAAGGCCCCGTTGGCTGCTCACGACGAGCACCGGAGCGTCGGCCCCAATGGGGTTGAAGATCGTTGAGTCCTCGCCGTACGCCCACGAGCCCTCGTCGTTGCCCCACAGCACCGCGTCCAGGCCGGTGTCGGGGTCCGCGAGCCAGAACCCTGCACCCACAGGGGTCAGCGTCACGGACGGCCCTTGCTGGCCCGTCTTGCCGTTGACGATGGGCACCACCTTGTACGTGGTGGGCCGGTTCGGTGCCACGGACCAGTCGCGCCACGCGTAGTTGTTGGTGCTGCCCACCCGCACGTCGGTGTAGTCGGTGGTGCGGTACACCTCGGTGCCGTTGCGCAACACCACCCAGCCGTCCGGGGCGGCTGCACGGCTCCACGTGAGGTCCACCCAGGGCGCGGGCTTGGCCTGCACGGCGGCCATGGTGTCCACGCCCGCGATGGTGTTGTCCTGGGCGTACGTGAGCGCCTGATCGACTTGCACGTAAGCCGGATCGCCCACCGTCTCGTCGCGCACCACGTTGTCCCACGCCCGCACCCGCAGCGTGTAGGCGGCGGTGGGGTCGGTGAACACCGACGAGGGCGGGGTGTAGTCCCCGGTGGTGGTGGCGAATACGCCGGAGTCGAACACCTGCACCCCGGCCCGGTACGCCAACACCTGCATGCGGCGCAGGTTCGCCATGGTGATCGCCACGGGCGGGCTCGGGTCGTACACGGTAGCCGGGGGCTGGTTCGCCACCATGGCGGGCTTGACGTGTCGGGAGAACGACGCCCACGCAGACCATGCGCTCAGTTGGCCGTTGCTACTGCGCACCCGCACCCGCCATTGGGTGCTCGCACCATCGGCCAGGCCCGCGTACGTCGTCGCCGCGAGGTCGTAGGACTCGGTGTCGGTCGCCACCTCGCCGCTGTCGTACGCGGGGGCGGCGGCGTTGCCTGCGGGGTCCACCTGCACCTGGTGGGCCACGGTGTCCGTGCTGCTCACGTACGACAACACCGGCTTGGCCAACGACACCGCTGCGGCGCTCGGGTTGAGCGACGTGGGCGTGGGCGGCGGGTAGCCGTACGTCACGACCAACACCGGCTTGAGCGTGCTGGCGCGGAAGCCCCACACGCGTTGCGTGGTGGTGCGGTCGGTGCTGATCCGCCAGCCGTAGTTGGGCTGTCCGTCCACAATCGACTGGACGTGCGCGGTCACGTCGAAGTCCCACAGCGCACCGGCAGCCGGTGCCGTCAGGGCGACGGTGGCCACCGGGCCGGTGACCCCGGGCCGGTTGGACCACGTGGCCTTGCTGGCCGTCCACTTGGCGCTGATCCGCTGTGCGGACAGCGTTGTGGTGCCGGTCAACGCACCGACGCCCCACAGCCGCAGCCGGGCGCTGGTGACCACCGCGCCCTTGTGGAGGTCCTTGGGTAGGCCCAACTGCACCAGGGCGTACGCGGTCGGCGCAGGGCCGAGCAGGGCCAGTTGTGCCGGGCTCCCGTACACGTAACTGGTCTTGGCCTGCGACACCATCACGGAGACACCGGAGCGCAGCGTGGTGGTGGTCATCGGCTCTGCCGTCCCATCGTCGCGGAGTGGTGGCGGTGCGCCCGGATACGGGAGTCGGCCACGTCGGTCAGGTACGCGTCGAACGTGCGCTCGCCCACCACCAGGGCCACACGACGGCCCGACAGCCCTTGCTGTGCAGCGTCCTGGGGCTGCACCGAGGCGTACGTGCGGGCGACGTTCGGCACGATGCGTCCGCTGGCGTCCGGCTTGAACACCTCCGGCCCGTTCTCGCCCACCAGGTACGCGGCACCTCGGCGCACCGGCCCACCAATGGCCCGACTCCCCGCGATGTCGGCGTGCTTGGCGGCTGCCGTGTTGGCGTTGACGATTCGCGTCGTCCGGGTGGTGATGATGTCAATATGCACCGGCTTGGGCGAGTGGATGTTGTCGAGCCCGTTGCGAACGTCCTTCAACTTGTTCTCGACCCCGGCCAGGTGGCCGATCACCGAACGCCCGAACGAGTCGAACGCCCCGGCTGCCTTCTTCACCTTGGGACCAATGCCGGGTATCCAACCCAGGCCCCTGGCCGCCGCGTGCACGATCCCGCCGAACACAGCGAATGCGGCGGTGAGGAGGAGCCGCAGGGCGTGCACGCCAAAGATGCCCACGGTCAACCAGGCCTTGGCCAGCAACTTGAGGTAGCCGACGAACACCTTGCCGATGAACGAGCCCACCACCTTGAGCACGCCCCACACGCCGTTGAGCACCGTGCGGAACTTCTCGCTGTGACGGTAGGCGTACACGATGCCCGCCACCAGGGCGGCAATCGCTATGACCGTCAGGCCGATGGGCGACAGCAGGAACGCGGAGTTGAGCAACCGCTGGGCGGCGGCCCATGCCTTGGTGACCCCCACCACCGTGGCGATGATGCCCACGAACGTGCCCACGGTGGCCTTGTTGTGCGCGATGAAACCGAGCACCTTGCTGATGTACGGCAGGGCGGCTTGAAACGCGGTGGCAATCCGGCGCACCACATCGGCCAGCCGTCCACCCGGCCCGGTGCCGTTCTGCATGCCCTGGATGAACCCCTCAATAGCGGGAATCACCTTACGGGTAACGACATTCTCGAACTTGTCGATGTACGGCAGCAGCGCGGTGCCGATCATCTCCTTGAAGTTGGCGAACGCCGTAGACATCTTCTCGCCCGACGTGGCCGAGGCGGCGGCGGTGCCGCCGAACTCCTTGCGCAACTCGCCCAGGATGACCTTCTGCGCGCCCATGGTGTCGCCCGACTTCACCATGTGCTTGATCTGCTTCTGCTGTTGGGCATCGAACGAGACGCCGACCTTGGACAGGGCGGTGAGCCCCTTCACCGGATCGTTGAGCGCCTTGCCGAGTTGGATCGCGGCGGCCTTGGGCGGCTTGCCCATCGCGGCGGCCATGTCGGTGGCCGCCTGCGTGGCCTGGTCAAAGACCTTGTTGCCCTTGCCCGCCTCGTTGCGCACGTTGGTGAACGTCAGCAGCAGGTTGCTGGCCGACTGCACGGCCTCGTCGTCAATGCCGGTCTTGTTGCTGATCGCCGTGGCCAGGTTGCCCACCTGCTTGGCGGTCACGTTCGCCGCGCCACCCGTGGACTTGATGACGTTGGCCGTTATCGCGCCAACCTTCTGGCTCTCCCGGGCCTCGGCCACGGAGTCCTTGAGGAAGTCCACCACCTTGGTGGCCGCGAACGCCCCACCAATGGCCGCGCCGATCTTGGCAACGCCCGGGATCATCCCGGCGTGGAAGCCCTTGCCTGCCGCCCTGCCGCCCTCGGTACCGGCCTTGGCGCTGGCCCCGGCCACCTCCTTGGTGATCTGGTCCGTGGCCCCCTTGGCGGAGAACATCAGCGACACGTAGGCCGATGCGACTTCGCTCACCGCTGCACCTCCTTGAAGTCGTGGCCGTATCGGTTCAGCACCGCCAGCACCTCAGCCCGGGACATCGTGGTGCCGCCGCGTCGGGCGGGCCGGTGCTCGGGTTGCGGGCGCGGGTAGGGCGGGGGGTTCTTGGCGTGCGCGCGGTGGGTCAGGTCGAACAGGTCGGCCAACAGGAACCACTCGGGGCTACGTGGCCCGGACCAGTCGTTGCGGGCGGCGAACACCTGAGACGTGGGATCGGTGAGCAGCACGCCCGTCAACCGGATCGCCTCGCCCCAACTCATCGTTGGGCCGCCAACCTCGTGCAGCCCCAGGCGAAACCGCGTGCGCCAGTCGTACTCAAACGCGGGTCGGTGCTCCTCGATCAGTCCGAGGAGCGCAAGGATTCCCCCACGCTGGGCTCGCCGTCCGGCTGCGCGGTGCTCATCCACGCCGCGACGTGCTCCAACATCACCGGGGCGGGCATGTCGTACAGGGCTTCCAGCGTCTCGGGCTCGGCCACCAGTTCCAGCATGGCGAAGCCGAGGCGCATCTGGCCGTTCTCGCCGTCCAGGTAGGCGTCCCGGATGAACCGGCCCGGCACCTGGTCCACGACCGATGCACCGCTCGGCAACACGTGCTCCACGCCGTTGTGGGTGAACACGTACGTTGAAACGCTTGTGGGCTTGACGTTGATTGCCTTGGGCTTGTGGTCCTGGGGCTGCTTCTTGGTGGGCATGCGCGGGTGCCTTTCCGGTTGCGCGCGGATTCATGGAGCACCAGGGGCGGGAGTCCGCGCAGTCCCCCGCCCCTGGTGTGTCTTGCGGGGGGTTACGCGGTCTTGAGCGCCGTCATCCAGACCTTGGCGGCACCGCCCAGGGTGGCGTCCAGGTACGCGGTCACGGTGACCTCGTAACCAATGGCCTCGCCGTTCTGGTACACGCGGTCCCCAACCTCGGTGACTTCGCCCTGCGGCACGTACACGCGCAGCAGTTCGCTGCCGTCGATCACGTCGAGCACGAACGACTTGCGGCCCCCGGTGGAGGTCGGCACGATCACCAGGCTGCCGTCCGAAACGTCGGCCACGGACGTGGCCCCGTAGAACAACTCGGCGGTGGCCTTGCTCGTCTCCAACATGATGAAGTGATACGTGAGGGTGCCGTCCGTCACGACGGTGCGAACGAGCGCACCGCCCTGCCAGGCCTTGATGTCGTTGGTGGATCGGCCTCGGGACTCGGTAACTCCGTCCTCACCGATGAGCCCCAGGTCGCTGAACCCCGTAAGCGCACCACTGGTGCCGGTCGGTGCGGTGGCGTCGGTATCGCCAACGGACACAGCACCCGTGACGGCCACGCGCACGTTCTGCGAGTTGGTAGCCATGCGTTCCTCCTTCGTGGCCTTACAGGGGCCGTTGTTGGTGCGCGCGGATAGCCCGCCAGCCGTACGGGTGGCGGGTGATCGTGGAGGGGCTAGACCTGCTGGCCCCGGGTCGTGACCTCAAAGGTCTGGTAGCGCAGCGGTTGGCCGCTCGGATCGGCCACCGGGGTGTTGCCAGCCGGTTGGGTGACGCGCACCACCGGGTCACCCGTGGGGGCGCTCCACAGCAGCGCGCCGACGAGGCGGGCCAGGTCGCTGGCCTCCTGGTCGGTCTTGCCCCACGTGCGAACCGACAGCCGCGCGACCTCGCGGAGCATGTCGGTGCGGAGCCCGCCGTCGCGGCGAACCACCACCATGCGGTCCCGGCGCTGGGTCGGCACGGTGTTGCTCACGTACACGTCCACCGCGTAGGGCTCCACGCGGCCCGCTAGGGCTTCACGGAGCCACGTCGTGGCCCACAACTCCACGTCCGGCTGTACGACGACGGGAAGGGCCATTACGAGCCTCCTGCGGCGTCCAGCGCGCGGGCGAGGTAACCGTGGTGGGTTTCCTCCCACAGCGCACGGGGGCCGGTGGCCACCACGCGCACCACCGCGCGGTCGTGGGTCACCTGCTCCACGTCCACCGTGGTGCGGGAGTCCAACTTCTCCTTGGGCACGGCGGCCAGCACCCGCGTCATGCGGCGGGTCAGGTCGGCGCGCAGTTCGCTGCTGTTGAGCAGCGCGACGATGCCGGGGCCTTCGATCTTCACGCGCACGGACTTGATGGTCCCCACGGCTCAGCCCTCCGTCCGGTAGGCCTGCACGACCACGCCCACCGGCCATTGCTGCGGCGTGCCCTGCACGGGGTACGTGACACCGCGCACCTGCACGCGGTCATAGGCGGTGATCGGGTCGTCAGGGGGCAGGTACAAGGTCCACCCGCTCACCACCGCGTTGCGGGCGTCGATCACCTGCTCGTCGGTGGGCCGTGGTTCGGGCGGTGCCAACGTCGTGACGGTGCGCGACGTGGGGTTGTCCCAATCGGCCTTGGGTTCGTTGCTGTACGGGTCGGTGGTGCTCCCAGCGGTGAGCACCACCACGTCCTCGCCCTCCACCGTCAGGGCCTTGCCGGTAGCCGGTAGTGGGTGAGCACGTCGCGGTACTGGCCCAACGGGTCCTCGCCTGCCATGAACGTTTCGGAGAACGGGCCGGTTGACTTGGACTTGAGGCCGGGCAGCGCGGCCTTGGCCTGTTGGGCAATCGCCACCACGGCGGCGGTCACCTCGGGCGGCGGCTCGTCGTAGCCGTGCGTGAACGTGACGGCCACCTCATCCACGCCCCACCAATGGAAGGGCTCATGCGTGAACGACTGCCAGAACGTCGGATACACCCGACGCAGCACCCCGGACTCGGTGGTCCGGTAGGTGCTCGGGTCGAGCACCGTGCCGTCGTCGGTGACCACCGAGTCCACGGACACCAGGTGCAGCGTGGGCAGCACCACGGTGCCGTCCGCGAACGACGCATGCATGGTGCTCTGTCGTACCGGGGCGATGTGCCAGCCACAGAACGCGCGCACCAACGCCTCGGCTGCAGCCAGCCGGTCGTCGTCGGTGACAACCAGGCTGGTGGCCAGTTCGGTGGGCGGCATCGCGGGTCACTTGTTCCGGGTGCTGGTGGCGCGGGACTTGTTGGCGGGCGTGGATGCCTTGCCCTGCACGGGCTTGGCGTCGCGGGCCTTGGCCTCGTCCTCGTCCAGCCGCATGGTGTGCTCGGTCCCGTTGATGGTGACCACGTACTCCTTCATGGTGCGAACTCCCTTGCTGTGCAGGCGATTGGTGGTCGGGGAGCCGGGCGGGGGTGTGCGCTCAAACACCCCCCGCCCGGCCCATGTCACTACGCGGTGAAGGTCACCTCAACGATGGCCGAGGGCCACCGAACCGCGAGCGCGATGCGCTCCTCGATACGGGTAGTGATGATGTTGCTGGTGAACTTGCCCTGGTCGGAGTTGGTGGACTCGACCCGAACACCGCCCTTGCGGTACACCGTCGCGGCCTGCTGGAAGGCCCCGACCACCGCCGTGCCAGCCGCCACGGCCTGGGTCACGATGGTGCGCATGCCCCAAATCGGCTGGTTGAGGGCGAGCGACTGGCCCAACTCGCCGTACTGCGGCTGGAAGAAGCCCCCGCCGTAGTACTGCTGGTTGGCGTCCCGACGCAGCCGCAACCGCTGGTAGTCGGTCGGGTTGATGATGATGCCGTCAGCGCCGAGCCCGGTCGCGGTCATGATCTTGGTCATGGCCCGGAACAGGGCGTCTGCGTCGTCGTCACCGCCAGCCGCCGACACCTCGGTCTGGATGCCCGAACGGTTGAGCAGGCCGCGCACGTTGTTGCCCGCGCCCGACCCGTTGAGCAACTGCTGCTCCTCGACCATCGCCAGCCGGTAGAGGCCGCGCTGGTTGATTTCGGACACCAGGAACGGCAAGTCCTCCACCATCTCGTCCGACACGTCGAACCAGCCCGCGATCTTGCGCAGCGCGTCCGTCACCTGGGTGGGGTCGCCCTGGTGGAACTGCGGCTTGGCCGCACCCTCGGCAACGGTCGCCAGGTCACCCTCAAGGGAACCCTCAAGGAAGTACGTCACCGCGTTGCCCGCAAGCGTTCCGCTCCCGAGGAGGTCGGCCACCACCGGGCGCGGGCGGTAGCCCGGCACGATGTTGCGGTCGTACTCGGTGAGCAGCGGAGACAGGGCTGCGCCCGTGGTCACCTGCGGGTCGGTGGCTGCCTTGGCAGACCACGCGGGGGCCGCCACGGTGAAGCCGCTCTGCGCCTTGAGGCGGGCGAACCCATCCTCACCCACGGACTTGGCGAAGTGCTCACCGAGGGAAAGCCCCTTGGTCTGCACACCGCCCGGCTGGTCGTCGTCGGGGTCCTGGTCGGCGCTGTCGAGCGACAGCACGGACTTGACCAGGGCCTGACCCTTGATCTGCTTGTCGAGGGTGCCAACCTCATCCATCTTGCTCTCGACCAGCGTGTGCTCGTCGTCGGTCAGTTCGCGCTGCTCCTTGCGGGCCAGGTCCACGACATCGCGGGCGGCCTTGAGAGCAGCAGCGCGCTGGGCCTTGAGGTCCATTGCGTTACTCCTTGTCTTGAAGGTTGATGAGTGCCGCCCAGGTATCGACGGGCACGTGGCGGTTGGGCTCCTCGGCCTTGGCCCCGTGGGGCTCCTCGGCCTTGGCCGGTGCGTCCGTGCTGGCCTGCTCCTGGTGCTTCGTGCTGTCGTCGGTTCCGACCGACGCCAGAACGTCCTTGATCTGCTTCGCGCTGGCCTCAATGGCCCCGAGCGCGTCTCGCAGGGTGTTCTCGTTCTTCGCGGACAACGTGCGGCCCGCCTTGGCCTCGACGGTCAACGCGTCCACGGCGCGCTTGACCCCGAGGAGTTCGGTTTCCGGGTTGGCCCCCACCGGGGTGGGACCGACCTCGTACAACTTCAACTTGCGCAACTCGTAGAACGAGTCGCCGTCCTTCTCGACCAGCCCGCCGTCGATCACGTCGTAGGCGAACGAGAACTCACGGACGCGGCGGCCCTTGAGCAGCCGGTAGGCCTGCCGGGCCTTGGGGCTCGCGCCCTCGTCCATGTCGATCTGTGCCAGGACCTCCAAGCCCTGGTCCGTCTCCGTGGCGTCGAGAACCCACCCGATGTTGAAGTCGGGGTCAGCCATCTGGTGCGACCAGTAGACCGGGATGCTGTCGCCGCTGGACTTCCAGTCGGCCAGGGTGTCGGTGAACGCGCCCGGCTGCACCACATCGCCGTACGAGTCCTTGTTGCCGAACACCGACACCAGGGCGCGGAACTGACCCTCGGCCAGGCCGTCCTCGGTGCCTGCGGCCTTGATCTGCGCGGGGGCGGACTTGTGCATGAGTGCCCTCCTTGGGCGTCGGGGTGCGCGCGGCTTGTGCGTGGCCGTACGAGGCCGTGTGCTGCCCGTGGGCGGGCGTTGGGCACCGGGGCGGGGGAATCACCCACCCGGGCGATACGGGGCCGTGCAGGGCCGCTTACGGCCTCGGCCAGGGCGGCACGGGCTTGGGGCCGGTGCCGTCCCATCGCGCGGCCCAGCCGGTGCCGATGAGGTGAGTCACCAGATCACCGACACCGGGCAGGGCCACGGATACGTCGATGCGGCCCGCGTACTTGTCCCACGCCATGCAGGTGATCGCTACGACCGAACCCACCGGGATCAGCGTGGCCAGGTGGTCGCGCGCCTCGGGGCCGCCGTCGTCGTGTAACTCCCGAGCGTTGCAACCCCATAGCCGCAAGCCCATGCCGGAAGCCGAGAGCCCGTGATTCCACTGGCCCAACCCCTGGTCCACCCAGCCGTACAAGGTGTCCCCGTCGTGCACGTCGCGGATCAGGGCCTCAAGCCCCCACGTCCTCATGAGAGGTTGATCTGCACCGTGCAGTTGCAACCGGAGTCATCGGGTGCACCGCCACCGCCCGGCCATTGCATGCCGTTGGAGAACGAGTCATCGAGCGGCACCGTCTCGCCGTCCATGTCGGCGTGCGACTGGCGCGGGTTGGGACCAGCCACCCACGTCTTGGTGGGCTCAAGGTCGTGCGTGCGCGCCAACTGCTGCGCGGCCTCGTGGGTGGCGAAGCCCGCCACGAACGTGGCCACCTGGCCCGCAACGCCCTTAGCCCGTTGGGCAACCGCCTCCGGTGCGTACACGTCGGTGGGGTCGCCGTCGTCGGCAGCCAGGGCCGCATCCAACTTCCCCTTGGTGGTCATGTTCACGTTGGTGGCGTAGCGCGCGGCGGCGGCTTGCAGGAAGTGGACCGTTACGTCCTCGTCGTAGTCGTCGGCGCTGTAGCCCAACGCGGTGGCCTCGGCCTTGCCCAACGTGGTGGCCACGGACAGGGCCACGGCGTGGAGGTCGGTGGCCAACTCGCGGTCCCATCGGTCGGCGTCCCACCAATCACCCTCGCCCACCTTGGGGAGCACCGCGCTGCCCTGACGGGTGAGGTATCGGTGCAGCACGTCCGCGATCTTCTCGGCCTGCCGGTCGGTGGCGCGGGCCTTGAGCAGAAACAGGTTCCCGGCCTTCGTGCCGACCTCGCGGCCCTTGGGCGGGGCCGAGTCGGTGGGGCTGGCCTGGCCGCCCACCAGCACGTTGAGCGGGGTCACGAGTTCGTCCCCGCCGTCAATGGCGGGCATGTTGCGCAACGCCCGGGCCTCGTTGGCGGTCATCCACGGGCGGCCCACGCTGCTTTGCAGGGCGGTCGTCTGCTCCTCGAACGACCCCTGCAACTTCTCGTCAATGTTGAACTCGACATAGAGGTCTGCGCGGCTGTCGATCCGGGGCAGCAGAAACGTGTTCAGCCGGTCCTCGATCATCGCCATGGTGGGGCCGAGGGTGTCGCCGTAGAGCATGCGGCGGAACTCGCGCACGTTGGAGTAGTTCGCGTTGTCCAGCAAGCCGATCATGGTCGGGTTGACGTGATACACGCTGGCCACGGTGTTGAGCGCCAGCCGCGCGCCCTCGACGTACTCCATCTCGTGCGCGGAGAAGTCAACGCGGTTCAGCGTCATGCCGTCCTCAAGCAACGGCGTGCCGCCCACCTCGCTGCCTGCGCCGGAGAACCGCGCGTTCCAATCGGCCTTGAACTGCGCCCGGGCCTCCGGTCCCCAATCGGGTGCACCGGCAGGGCGGGAGAGCACCGCGCCGACCTTGCCGCCGCGCTTCCACACCGCCTCGCGGTACCGCGCGGCCTGCACCTGCTCGGCCAGGATTTCGCGCAGCGCGTGCACGGGGCTGCTGCCCGCGTACAGGCTGCCCGGGTGCCAACCGTGGAAGGCCAAGATTTGGTTGGCGGGGATCGGCGCGGCCTCGCCCCGGTCGTTGCGCTTGACCAGGTACTCCTCCGGGGCCATGGCGTCACCGCCGCGCGGGGTCACCCATGCCACCGGCAGCCGCACAATCCGGTTGGTGGGGTCATCGCTGATGAGCCAGTAAGCCACGTCGTACAGGGCGAGGTCGGCCACGAGGGAGAACACCAACTCGTAGGGCGTGGTCACCGCGTTGGGGTGCGCCAGTACGGCGGCGACACCATCGCGCACCCGGTGCCGGTCGTCGTCGCTCACCCGCTGGAAGGTCTGCAAGCCGAGTTGGGCGATGTTGCGGGCCAGGAACGTCACGACGGTGCGGAGGTACGGCTGCGTGCGCCACATCTCTCCCGGGGCCAGGCCCAGGATGCGCTCGTACTCCTCGGTGCTCAACCGCCAAGCGCCGTAGTAGTCGGCGGTGGTGGGCACGTAGACGCCCTCCACGGACGACACCTTGCGGAAGCGGTCGAACAGGCCCATCTACAGCACCTCCAATCGGCGTGACTCGTATGCAGAAACGGGGCGCGGTGCGGACTGGCCATTGGTCAAGCACCACAGCGCACCCGTGACGGCCACCAACGGGCTTGCATCGCTGCGCTTGCGGTCCCACAGCCACGCGTCCCCGGCAGGGCGAGTGCTGGCGGTGGCGGCGGCGAGGTTGAGCACGGGCTGGTTGCGGTGTCGCAACGCGGTGGGGGCTTCGCCTTCGCCCACGGCGGCCCGTACGCGGTCGTACAAGGCCCCCGTGGCTGCTCCCAGCGCCGCGCCGGACCATTCCACGACGTTGACCCCCGCCTCAGCCAGCGGGGCAGCCAGGCTGCTGGCCGGTGCGCCCTTGGCTTGCACGGCAACGGGTGCGCGGCGTACGTCGTCGCTGCGCTCGGGGCTGGTCAACCAGTCGGCCACCCAATCGGTGCCCGCCCGGCTCGCCACCACCTCGACGTGCGCCAGCCCGTCGCTGCGCGTGGTGGCCAATCCCACGTACGTGGTGCCCCGGTCCCACGACACGTCTACGCACAGGGCCACGGGTGCACCCGGTGCGCGTCGGCTGGCCGAGTCCCCGCAGGCCTCCCAGGCTCCTGCGGGGAACGGCCCCTCAAGCGTTCCCTCGCTCCACTGGCACAGCACCTCGGTGCGGAATATCCACTCGGGGTCCGTGCGGCACGCGCTGGCGATGGTGCGCTCGCTGATGGTGTAGCCAAGGCTGGGGTTGGCCATGGCCCACGCGTCCCGGTCCAACACACTGCACCCCGGTGGCGCGCTCCATTCAAAGATGGCCAGGGTGTCGTCGTCGTCGGGTAGGTCGTCCTCGTCCTCGGGCAGGATCACCGGCACGGCCTCGGCGTGCTCGTGCAGCCCGTCCGGGTCGCCCAACGGTTCGTGCGCCAACTTGCGGAGGTAGCGCAGGACCACGCTCGTGGCGTCGCCCGCGTTGGACAGCGCGAGGATGAGCGCCTGGGCTCGCGCCATGGTGGTCTTGGTGATCGCCCCCCACGCGTCCCACGTCTGGTGCTCGCGCAACTCGTCCAGGAGCACCACGTCACCCGACAGGCCACGGCCCGCGCGCCGGTTCGCCGCCTTGACCTTGTATCGCTCACCGCTCTTGAGGTTCAACGACTTCTTGCCGTTGACCATCACCACGCGGTCCAACAGGTCGTGGAGGTCGGGCCGCAACGGCATGCCCTCGTCGTCGGTTTCCACCACGAGGTCCACCGCCCCTTGCCACACCTCCTCGGCGGTGTCGAGGTCTTGCGCGGTGCCGAGGACCAACGCGGTGCCGTACACGTACAGGAACCACAGCGCGAGCACCTGAGACAACGTGCTCTTGCCGTTCTGCCGGGCCACCAGGATCACGACCGTGCGGAAGCGGAGCGTCCCATCGGGCAGCAGTTCCAGCATGTGCAGGAGCAACCATCGCTGCCACGGCAGCAGGTTGATGCCGAGCACGTCATCGGCAAACGTGATGACGGCGTGCCCCAACGTGGCGTCCGGCTCGCTCAGGTCACGCAGCGGCGGGGTGAAGATGCGCGGCTCGGTAACCCCGGTGACCATCAGCCCGTGGCGCGGTTGGCGTGGATCGCGCGCAGTTCGGCCAACCTGCTGCCCTTGGCCTGCGTGGCCGCCACACCAGCGGCGTTACGGCTGGCCGGTGTGGCCAGCATTTCGCGCAGCACGTTGAGCATGTGCGGCACCAGGTACAGGGCCTTGGTGGCCTCGATCCCGTCACCGCTCGCCACCGCCGCGTCCACCCGATCCGCGATGGTGCGCCCGGCCTCGATGAGTGCCGCGTCCACGTCCTGCGTGTGCTGGCTGGTCGCCGCGCTGGCGTCGAATGCCTTGCGCAACGTGTGATCGTTGGCGGCGGGGTCGGACAGCACCTTGTCCCGGCGCTCGCTGATCTTGAGCACCCGGTCCACGGCGTCAAGTTCGCCCGCCTGAGCCTTGGGCCACACGGCCATGTGCAGCCGGTCGAGCCGGTCCACCTCAAGGGCTTGCTGCACCTGCACGTCCACGGTGCCCAGGGCCACGTCGAACCAGGCCCGGGCTGTATCGGGCGTGATGTTCAGCGCCTGGCTGATCGTGTCGAACGACGCGCCACCACGGCGAAGGCCCAACACCCGTTGGGCAATCTCGGGGTCGTACCCCTCGGGAAGTTCGCGCTTCATCTTGCTCACGGCGTCGTCGCCGCCAGGAACTCGGCGCGGAGCGCGGGGTCGGACTTCATGACCCCCCGCACGTCGTAGGTGCGCATCTGGCCCCCGGCCTTGGCACCACGCAGCCGCATGCACGTGTGCACGCCCTGGATGAGCACGCCCACCCCTGCGGGCTGCACGTACTGCACCAGGGCGTCAGCGATCTGTGCTGTAAGCCGTTCCTGCACCTGCGGGCGGGCGGCGTAGTGCGCGACGGTGCGGGGCAGTTTCGACAGCCCCACCACGCGCCCGACGTTGGGCACGTAGGACACCCACGCGGTGCCGGTGAACGGCAACAGGTGGTGCTCGCACAGCGACACGAACGGAATCGGCCCCACGGTCACCGGGGTGCCGGGGTGCCGCACGTCGGAGAACACCACGCCCAGGTCGTGCTCGGGATCGCCCGGCTGGGCGGCCATTTCCAGGTACGCGCGCACCACCCTCTCGGGGGTGTTCACCAGGCCGGGCCGGTGCGGGTCCTCGCCCATCAGGCGAAGGAGCGCCCGCACGCCCGCCACGGCGTGCACGTAGTCCGGCTCCTCCTGGGCCTCGTCGTACGTGCGGGGCCGCTTGGCGGTGGTGGTGGTCATCGGCCCCTTTCCTCTCCGTACAGCAGCGTGTGCAGCCTCGTGGTGGTGTTGAAGCCCTCGCGCTCAATGGCGGGGGCGAGTGTGCGGTGCCGGTGGATCAACTGCCCGGCGTTGGTGCCCTCGGGCATGATCCACACGTGCTCGCGGGCGATGCCCAACTCCTGCGTGAGGTCGCGCACGGTGGCCACGTCGGCGGGTACCGAGCACACGAACTTGAACGCGGCGAGGCCCGCCCGGGCGAGCACCGCCCAACCGGCCAGGGCCTCGGGCTTGAGGCGGCGCTTCAACGGGTCGCGGGTGTTGATCTTGGGGCTCACCGTCGTGTGCTCCACGTGCCGGTCCCACCACCACGGCGGGGCAATGGTGCCGTTGGTTTCGGCGTGCCACGTCCACTCGTCGGTGAGCAACGGGGCGAGGTTCTTGTGGTGCACCAACGGCTCGCCACCGGACAGCACCGCGAGGTCAACGCCCAAGCCACGCAGCCGGTCGTGTATCTCGGCCACCTCGGTGGGCGGGCATTCCTTGGCCACGTCGTACCGGGTGGTGTCCCACGTATAGGGGGTGTCGCACCATTCGCACGACAGGTTGCACAGCCCGAGCCGCACGAACCCCGTACGCCTCCCCGCGTACGGCCCTTCCCCTTGCCACGTTGGGCCGAACACCTCCGACACCGGCAACGGGGCTTGCGGCGGGGTGATGGTCACGGGGTCCACCACGCCCACGTCTTGGGCGTCTCGCTCACACCCACGGCGACCTCCACGCCCTCGGGCAGGCTGAGGATCGTGGGCGCGACGCGCGCCACCGCGTAGGCCAAGTTCTCGGCGGTGGGGTTGGCGTCCATCCAGTCGTTGAGGTGCCGGTGGTCCAGCACGTCGTCCACCATGGCCTTGATCGGCGCGAGGTCGCCGTAGTCGAACAAGAACCCTTGCGACATCAGCGATTCACCGGCCAGGGCGATGCGGAGCACGTAGTTGTGGCCGTGCAGCCGCCCACATTGGTGCCCCTCGGGCAGGCCGAGGAGCACGTGACTGGCGGAGAAGTGAAAGTCCTTCGTGATGGAGAAAGTCATGCGCGCGGAGGTCCCATCTTGTGGGCGGTGATCGGTTCACGGTTGGACGGGCTGGCGGCGAGGTACAGCCGAAAGCCCGGGTTGCGTACCTGCTGGGCCGCCTCCACCCGCATGTACGCGCGGGCTGATGCGACGGTGGCCCAATCGGTGCGGGCCTTGGCCAACTCCGGCCCCACGTGCTTGGTGGAGGAGTAGCCGTACTGCGCCATGGCGAGGGGATCGCCCCCGTAGGCGCGGACAAGGGGCACGTAGTGCGGCGGCACCGGCTGGCCGTAGGTGAACGACACCAGCCGCCCGTCACGGTTGGCCAGGTACACCATCGGCATGCGTCGCGGGATCGTCCACGACGACGAGTCGCACGATGCCCACGGCAACTTGCGCAGGGCGTCGGTAGACGTGATCCCCAAGCCATGCAGCGATGTGCCGTACTTCCGGGCGATCTTGTGCACCTGGATGAACTGGCGCATGAGCATCTGTTGCTGGCGGAAGCGCGCCACCGCGCCACCAATCGAGACGTATTTCGCCACCCGGCACAGCCGGTCCAACTCGGCCACGGGTGACCCGATGTGCCACGTGGGCACGATCAGCACCGTGTCCCCCATGCGCTCCACGGCGGTGTCGTAGTTGCGCGCCGAGGATCGCCAATCGTTGATGACATCGAGGGCGAACGCGAAGCGCATATGGCGTTTGTGCTGGTCGAGCCAGTCGAGGTAGGCCCGGTGGTTGATCGGCTTGCCGCTAGTCCACGCCGTGAAGGCCCCGCTGTCGATGACCAGATCGACGCCCGACAAGGAGGCGAACGCGGCGGCGTCCATCTTGGACGCGTACGCGTACGACAGGAGCATGCGCGGCTGGTCGGGCCACCGCTCGGTGGCGGTCACGCCGATTCACGAACCTGCGCACGGTTGAGCAACTGCACCAACCGCTCGGGCTCGGTGTCGCCGTCCTCGGCCCCCAACGCGTCGTAGAACTGCCGGTGCACGTCGGGCGGCACCTTCATGGAGATGGACAGCCACAGGTCATCGTCCTTGGGCTCCCCGTATTGGGCTTCCAGGGCGTCGAGGTCGGAGGCGGTGACCTTGGCCAGGATGTCGGCCACGTCGTCCGGGGTGTACCCGGTGCCGTCAGGATCGCCCAAGCCCGCAAGCAGTTCGGCCAACACCTCGTCCTCGTACGAACCGAGGTCGGCGGCCCGGTTGTCCACCAGGACGATGCGCGCGGCCTCGTCGTCGTCCACGTCCACGAACGTGGCCGCGATCTGATCCCAGCCCAACTCCTTGGCGGCGGCCAACGTGTGGTTGCCCGCCAGCACCTCAAACGTCTTAGCCCGCACGACGATGGGCCGGTACTGGCCGTGGTGTTTGAGGCTGTCCACGATCACATCGACGTTGCCCCGGCGCGGGTTGCGCCCGTACGGCTGTAGCCCGTCGATGGGAACCGCCAACGGGGTAAGCGTTTCGGGGATGGTTGCGCGGACCACCGGGGGCTCCTAGACGTTGAAAGCGATCAGCAGTACGGCCAGGACGAGGACGACGAGCGCCACGAGCAAGACCAAGTTGGCGTTGTTCACGGGGTGCCCTCGCTGTCCGGGGTGCGGGCGGCGGCCTTCTTGGCGGCACGCTTGCGGGTGGCGGCGGCGGCCTTCTTCGCGGGCTGCTGCACGACCCATCCCTGGGTCTGGTACTCCGCGACGGTGGCGGCGGGTACCTCGATGCTGCGGCCCCCGCTTGCGTGCTTCACCTTGGGCATCGGTCCTCCTTGTTGGTCATACGGTGGCCAGTTGCATGTCGAGGTCGCCGCCACGGCACGAGAACGGCCCGCATGACGAGTCGTTGTTCTCGCGCTCGGCCAGGGCGTCACCACGGCGGCGGCGCTCGCGGTCGATGGGCGCTTGGGCGAGCGGCAACAGGCTGGCGTGGAGGTACATCTGGCCGCGCAACGTGTGGCCCTGGGCGTTGGCCCGGGCGGTGCCGTTGCGGATCGCCTCATCGAAGGCCACAGCGTCGGCCCATTCGTCGGGCCGGGTGTCGCGCAGTTCGCGCCACTGCCGGTTGCCGTGGAAGGGGCACCCGATGCACGCGGACTTGGCGGTACTGCCGAAACCGTGCGCGTCGAGGAGCGCCGCACAGTCGTCGCGCGTCATGTCCAGTTCCAACAGGGGGAAGCGGTTGCGGGCGTACTTCACATCGCTCGACTTCGCCCGCATGAACTCATCGCGGCTGATGCCCACCCATTGCTCGACGTACATGCCGCGCGGCACCCGCCTGGGGTGCGGGTAGCCGAGCAACTGCCGAACCTGCCGCTTGATCGGCTTCAACTTGTATTCGTTCGTGCATTGCCGTCTGACCATGCCCTTCTTGCCGTCAGGGTTGCGCACGAACATGGGCATGGAGGCGAACCTGTGCTCGGGGTCGAGGGCGTCGGCGCGAATGTTGCCCTGGCTCACCCGGTGCAGCGGGATGCCTGCCGGGGCCAGCACCTCAGCGTCCAGCCGGTCGAGGTGTTCGTACACGGCCCGGGGCTCCCAGCCGGTGTCCGCGAAGATCGCGGCGTCCACCTTGGGCAAGTCCCCCACCGCCGACATGACGGCCAGCGCCGTGCTCTGCACCCCAGCCCCCAACGACAGCACCCGCAGCGCGGGCTCCGTCGTCATGCGGGCGGTTGGAGGTCGGCGGCGGTCACCCCGGCCATGGCGTCCCACACCTGGTTGACCTGGTACAGGAGGTCACCGTCGGCAGCGTCCAAGCCCGCTTGGGCAATGGTCACGTTGGCGAGGACCGGCCAGGTGAACAGGTCGGCGTAGTTGTCGGGGTTGGCCAGCACCTCGCGGGCCAGGGCCAGGCGCTTGTCGTGCCGCTGCTCGCTCATGGTGCTGGCGTCCTCGGACCACACGGCCACGGCGGCGGTGGCAATGGTGACCTTCACCCGGGCCTTGAACGTGGCGGCCTCGGCCAGGTCGGCGGTGTTCATGTACGACACGGCGTTGGATCCTTTCCACGTACGTGATGGGGGGCCGAGGGGCCGGGGGGGGATGGATCACTCCCGGTGGACAGGCCCGCTTGAAGCGCAAGCCGTGATCTGGACGCCCCTACCCGCCGTGGGGGGTGGGGGTGGGGGTGGGGGGTGGGGTGGGGTCTGGAATCACCACGGCTCGCTTGCAGCGCCCAGGCCGGGCCTCGTGCCGCCGTCCCCCGCGCTTTGATTGCACAGCAGGTGAGCGGCGTGCAGGTTGGCCGGGTCCTGGGCGAGGTGCGGGTGGGTGGAGAGCGGGTGCGGGTAGTGGTCCACCGAGAACGACGCGGGGTCAGGCCACGCGAGACGGTAGTCGATGGGTTGTCCGCACCGACAGCACGGCTCATGTCGTGCACGAACCTGCGCCTTGAGCCGGACCCACGGTCTGCCGCTGCGCCCGGCCACCTTGCTCACGGCATCCACCTGTGTGCGGGGTCGGCAAACGGGCTGGGCGTTATGCAAGCACGGACCTGACGCAACGTCGTGCCCGGACACGCCCGACGATTCACACCAGCCCCTCGTCCTCGCGGCGTTGATGAGCGTGGGCGTAGCACAGCAGGAGGTACGTGCCGCCCTGGCTGCGCTTGTAGTGGGCCTGCCGACTGGCCGGTGCGTTGCCGTGGTTCGCTGCCAGCACAGCCATGCAGTCGTCGCACTTCATGGCCAAGGTGCCGTGATACTTCGCCCACGTCACCTTGCCGGTGCCCGGCTTGGGCGGTGCCTTGGGCACCGGGCTGTCGGCCACGTCGAACATGGCCAACTGGTCGGGGTCGATGCGCCTGGTCACGAGTCGGCCCGCCGCACCATCACGTGCCGGTCGGGGTTGATGACCTTGCCGAGGCCGCGCCGATGGTCGGCCACTGGGCTGTCGCCCCAGTCGTGCGGCTCACGTACGCACACGAACGTGATGCCGCTCGGGGTGCGCACCGTGTGGCCGCACGTCGGGTCAGGTGTTGCTACCAGGGTCTTGGTCATGACGCGTTCTCCTTGGGCTTGGCCCGTTGCTGGGCGGTCAGGTGTTGCTCACGTACGTGCGGCCACCACACCAACAACCGCTTGGTGTCGGGGTCGCGTGCGGTGTCCACGAGGCCACGGCGAATCCAGGCCCGCACCGTCTGCTCAGGTCGTTCGATGGCTGCGACGGCATCGGCAATCGCCACGAACCGCTCAGCCCCCTTGCTGGCCAGGTGTTGGTGCTTGGCCCGTTGGTACCGGCCCGCGTCGTACCGCTGCCCACACCTCGGGCACACGTGGTGATCCTCGGCCACCGTGTTGCCGTAGGCCTTGACCAACCGCGCGCCACAGTCGAGGCACGGCACGCGGCTCACCTGGTCCCGCTCACCCTCGTGCAACACGTCCTCCATCTGGCGCACCAGTCGGGCCACGGCCTTGGCGAACGTCGGGAACGTGTGATGCCGGGCCATGGCTTGGAGGCGGTCATCGAGCCACCAACGAGCCATAGCGGGGCTACCGGGTCGGTGGGTGGGTTGCCCCAGGGTCTTGCGCCATTGGGCTTCCCAGGTCAGTAGCCGGGCTCCGGGCGGTTGCACGTCGCCGCGTAGTTCGTCGTAGGTGTGGCTCACGTCCAGGTCGTTGGCCAACCGACGCGCCAACTGTCGGTGCATGCCCTCGATGTCAGCGCCGGGGCTGGCCATGACCAGGGCGTCACCACCCGGGACACGTGCCCCCACCTTGAACGCCAACGCACCCCACCGGGCCTCAGCCGACAGGCGGCCCATCAGCCGGGCCACCTGCCGCAGGTTGGACCGGACTACGCCTACGCACATCGCACACGTGCCCTCGGCGTGGGTCCGTTCGCACGTGTCGCAATGGGGCTCCGGGCACGGTTGGCATCCCGGGCACAGCATCGGGTCGGCGCACTCGTCGGTGTGCCGGTTCGCCAACACGTACAGCCCGCCGTGGAAGATGCACCCGGTCACCGATCCGCCTCCCTGTCTGCCCGGGGTTGCCCAGCCCCCGCACCCATGGGGTGCGGCGGGGGCGGGCAGGTGGGCTCGAGGGCCTGCCCGGGCCTGCCCGGCGGATCAGTCGGGCAGGATTCATACCGCTTGACCTGGGCTTTCACGGCGGCGGCCAGCATCCTGCTCGCACCTGCCCAGCAGTAGTCCGGGCAGGTTGGGTAACAGGCCTGCCCGATAGCGTCTCGGGCAGGATGGGCCGTGCTCATTCGTCCACCTCCGGCAGCCGGTAATCGGGATTGGGCTTGCCCTTGTACTCGGCCAACGCGTCCTTGGCCGGGGCCTTGGCGATGTTGAGCGCGGCCATGGTCTTGCCATGGGCCGCTTTGAGCGCGTCCCACCCCGACCCGTTGCCCTCCTTGGGCCACGGCGGGTCCAACGACCGGAGCCAGTCGAGGGCGTGGGCGACCTTGCGCAGGTGGGCATCCCGGGCCGCCGTCGTGGACACCGTGTGCTTGAGCGGGAACGAGTGCCGGGTGATCGTCAGGACCTTCTCAGCGATGGGGAGCCGGTTGTCGGTGCATTCCAACCGGAGCGTGGTGTCATCCAGGGCGGTCAACTGCCACACCGCGTCCACGTCGCCGTACTTGGCCGAGCCGCCGCGCATGCCCTTGCTGGTGTCCTTGCCGGTGTGGTCGAGCCGCACGCAGGCGATGCCCGCGCCCTTGAGCCGCACACCCGTGTTGCGATAGAAGCCCAGCCACGTGTCGTTGTCGTTCTCCTCGCCCTGCACCGCGCGGCTGATGGTGTCGATGACCACCAGGTCCACGCCGTAGTGCTGGGCCACGGCCAGCAGTTGCATGCCGCCCATCGCGGTGTCGAGGTACGCCAACGACGGGAACGACAAGTAGCACAGGTTGTCGAGGTGGTGCGGGCCGTAGTTCATGGCGATGAGCCGAGAGCGAATGTCGCCGCGCGGGTCGTTCTCAAAATCCACGTACAGCACCCGAAAGGCCCGGTCCACCTTCTGGCCCAACGTCGTGTGACCCAACGAGATGCGCACCGCCAACTCCAACATCAGCAGCGACTTGCCCACCTTGGGCGCGGAGAACAGGGCGACCAACCGCCGCGCCGGGATGATGGGCTCAAGGATCCATTCCTCCTCGTCGTCCTTGTCCCACAAGTCGTGCCAGTCCACCAACGGGAACAGCGCCTCGATGCTCGCCGCCATGTCGGCGGCCTCCTCCGGGCTGGTCGGCCCGCCCTCGGTGTGCGTGCCCTCCACGGCCATGTCGGAGAGCACCGGCAGGGCCACGGGCGGCACCAGTTGCAGGTCCGGCACGTAGCGCGGCTGGGCCTCCCCAGCCTTGAACGCGGACGCCAACGTGGCCTCCGTCTCGGACGGCGTGAGCCCAATGGCTACAGCGGTGTCGCGCAGGGCGTCCCACACCACCTCGCGGGCCAGGTACCCGCCCGCCACCAACTGCGCGAGGTTGAACCCCGACTCATTCAACTGGTCGTTGCGGCGGCCTTCCGGTGCCCGGGCCAGGTCGTCAAGTTCGGACGCCAACGCCTTGGTGGCGTACGGCTTGCCCTTGTCCACCGGCATGGGCGGGAGCGGCACCACGGTGCCGTTGCGCTTGGCCCGTGGAAACAGGCGTTTGAGGAACTCCGGGCGCTCGTCCGGTTCGTCAACGGTCATGACCACGGCGTCAGTCCTGGTTGGAAGGGGCGCAAGAACTCGTACGTCCCTTGACCCGTTCGGCTCGGTGGCGCGAGCACGTAGCCGCCAGCGCCTCGGTAATCGACCCCGGGCACCATCGAGGCCCCGTTGCCCTGCCCGGTGGCCCGCACGTACGCGTGCAGGCCACCAGGGCGTGGGGTGGACACGGTGGCCAACAACGGCACCCCGGGGGTCAGCCCGTCGTCGGGGTGATCGCGCCACAGTTCGGCCCACGCCTCGTGCCCGCGTACGCCGTCGAAGTCCACGACATCAACCAGGTGGCCGGTGGCAATGCCGATGTTGGCGCGCGGGTCGGCCTTCCACCACGCGGCCACCCGGTCCATGTCGCTGGTGCCGTCCTTGCAGCCCCCGCTGCCCTTGTACGGCACCTTGGTGCCCGGGCTGATCGGGAACACCCGGAACCCCTGCTCGGCGTACCAGAGGGCCGCACCGGCCAGGCTTGCGGACGGACGAACGGGCAGGCCGTCGAGCACCACCATGATGCGCTCGACAGCCTCCCAATCGTCGTTGGCCATGGCCTCGCGCAAGTCCTGCTCCACAGCGTCGCGGTGCAACATCACACCGGCTCGGGGAACTGCTCGGGCTTGGCACCACCGGCCCGCCACGACAGCACCGAACAGGGCTCCCCGCGACGCCACTTGTTCCAGGCCTTGAAGATGAGCGCCAGGTGCAGCCGCACGTCGCTGGTCTGTGCGTGCTTGGCCCGTCGCATGAACACCTCGCGCAGTTGGTAGATCGGGCTGTCGGCGGGGAGGTTCGTGCCGGTGCGCAGGAGGTCGAAGAACGCGGCGGCGTCGGCGGCGTCCACCTGCTCAAGCCGCCAGATCGCCAGTCCGGCAACGCGTGCCGGGATACGGGTGGCGACGTACACGGCCCGGGCCAACGTCAGCACCTCGCGCAAGTGGGGGTTGCGCTCCAACGTCTCGTGCAACTCCGCGTTGGTGGGGTCGGCGTTGGCGAAGTTGGCGGCCAACGCTTTGACCTGTTGCCGCTCCCACGCCCACACGATGCGCACCAGGGCGGCCAACTTGATGCAGTCCACCTCTCCCGACATCTGCAACACGTTGGAGAACTGGCGCTTGCGGCCCGTGTCGATGCTCGCCTGGGCTTCGCGGGTGATCCCCCGCACCACCAGCATGCGCACGGTGCAGCCGGACTCGACCACGGCGGCGAGGCGGTGCTGGCCGTCCACCAAGATGCCGTTGGCGGTCACCTTGATGGTTTCGCCGTTGTCGGACCAGTCCCCGCTCAGCATGTCGCGGGCCAGGGCGCTCACCGCACGCTGGCTCAGGTTGCGGTTGCCGATGTTGCCGCCCAACAGGTCGTGGGCCTTGGCGGGCGTGATGTCCTCCCACTCGACGGTGGGGGCTCGCAACGTCAACGCTGCATACGGTGCGGGCCAGTCATGGGGTGTTGCTTGCGCGGTCATGCCGTTCTCCTTGGTGGTGTTCATCGCTTCCACTCCGTGCCGTCGTGGAATCCCTCGGTGTAGCCGTTGGCGTACGCGGTCTCTACGGGGCTACGGCGACGCCCGTGCAAGCGCGCACGGCGGTTGCCGGTGGTCGTGGTGCACCAGTCCCCTGGCCGCGCTTCACAGCGCGGACAGGGGACCAGCAGCACCAGCCCCTCGGTGGGTGACTCGTGACGGTTCATCGGGGCGACGCCTGCCGGGGTATCAGCCGGTAGCACCACAGCCCGTTGCCGTGATACCGACGCTCCACGGTGTGCCCGCCGTGCTTGGGCTTGCGGAGGTCACGCAGCCGGGCGCTCACGGACGCCTCGGGGTATCCGAGGCGGGCCGATAGTTCGCTCAACGTGTGCCACCGCCCGTCAGCCATGGCGGCCCGCACAGCCCGTTGCTGGCGGGCCAACCGCTCCCCGTCCCGGTCGGCGTCGTACGTCGCACCGTCGTAGGCGCGAGCCATGCCCTGCATGCTCATCAGAAAGGGGGCTCGCTGCTGGCGGGCTGGCTGAACTGCCGCGACGACAGCCGCCGCATGAAATCGCCCGCCGCGTTGCGGTCGGCGTCGGTGACCTTGCCGTCCAGAATCCACGGAGCCGACTGGCCCTTCTTCGCCTCGCCCCGACCGAGGCGGGCAAGCACCTTCTGCCCGATGCTCCCCCGCAACTGGCCCTGCATGACGCGCGGGAAGATGAGCGCATCGCTGCGCACCAAGCCAGCGTGCGGGCCGTCGATCACGTACACGTTGGCGCGCACGGCGCTGGTCTTTTGGCCCGGCTCGGTGAACGCCGTCTGAATGTGCTCGATGTCCTCGGTTGGCTCGACAACCAACAGGCTGCCCATCAGGCCTTGCAGGTCGAGGGGATCGCCGCCCGGCGCGGACGGTGCTGCGAACTCATCGGACATGGTGGTGGTGCTCCTTCTTCATAGGGGTTGGGTGTTGCATCACGCCAGGGCCGCAACGCGGGCCTTGGCGAGGTTGGTGAGGTCGTCAGTCCATGCGGCCCGGTGGTCGCGCCACAGGGCGTCCAGGGCCGCACGGTCGGGGGCATTGGCCACGGCGGTGGCGAGGTCGATCAGCACCTCGCCGTCCTGCACCGGCTCGGACGGCACCGGGGCATCCCACGGGGCGAACAGGTCGCGCATCTTCTTAGCCCGTTGGGCGCGCACGGCCCGGCACACCTTCACCGCCTCCCATCCGGCCAGGAGGTCCACCCAATGCAGGGTGCACCGCCCGGTCCCAGCGGGCAGGTGGATCACGATGCCCCGCTCGATGCTCGCCCCGTGCGCGTCCATGCGCTGGTCGGTGGTCACGTCGTAGGGCGTACTGCGTGCGTACACAGCAAGTTGCGCCGCGATCTTGAGCGAGCCGAACTGCACGTCTCCGGTCTTGAGGTCCGCGATGTACCGCTTGCCGCCCACCTGCACCACGCGGTCAGGGGTGCCGCCGATCCCGAGGAAGTCCTGGACGGTGAACTGCTCGATCTGCACGTGCTTGAGTGGCCCGGTGGCGACCTTGTACGCGGCGAGGTCGGGCACGTACGCGTCGGCAGGGCGCGGGTGCACCAGGTGGGGCACCGGCACGGCGGCGGGGTCCTCGCCACGGTCGGCGGCCTCGGTCACCGCGTGCATGTACGTGCCCCACCGAGCGGAATCGCCTGCCCCCGCAGCCTCCTTGGCTTCCTCGCACAGGTCGTTCAACGGCGTCTTGTGCTCGTCGTTGTCGAGCGACAGGCCCGCGATGGTGTCGCGCAGGGTGGCGCTGGTGGCCACGCCCATGGCGACGTGCCGCTCCTTCCAGCGCACGATGTTGAAGTTGTCCTCAATGGCTCCCACGTACGTGGTGCACCGCGTGTAGGTGGTGCGACGCCCGCCCGGGGTCAGCACGTACGGACGGCCCCACCGATCCCGCTCGGGCTCGGGCCTGGGGCTGGTGAACTCAGTCATGCGGTCGCTCCTCGGTTTGCTTCGTGGTCGTAGGGCTGCACCATGCGGAGGCGCTGCCGGTAGGTGGTCCCGGCCCACACGCCGAACAGCGCGCGGCCCGCACGGGCTTCGCCCAGGGCGTAGTCCAAGCACTCACGACGCACCGGGCAGGCCCGGCACGTCAGCACCGCCATGCGGTTCTCAGCCGTGTAGCCGTCCGGCTGCGGGAACCAGGCCTCGGGGTTGCCGGTCGTGGCGCAAGCCGCGTACTGCATCCACGGCTCCCCCGTGCCGATGTCGTCAATGCGGGCCATGCATTCCTCGCTCGGGTTGGGCTTGGCGCGGTCGCACGTCCACCAGGGGCGACGCATGACCAGGTGCCGGTCGGGCATGTCGCTGTGAACTCGCACCTGATCGGTCATCGCTCGCACCGGCTCAGGACGATGAGCGCGCCGGGGCGGTCGAGGAGGAACGGCAACGGGTACCGGGCGACGGTGCTCGGGTACACCTTGGTGGCGAACACCTGGCACACCCGGCTGTCGTCGGCGTACACCCCGGCGCTGGTCAGGGCGTCGCACGTGCTGCGGATCAACTTGTCAATGTCGGGCTTGGTGGCGTGATAGGCCGGAGCGTTGTCGCGCAACAGGTGCGCGAACTTGCCGGTCCGGTAGTGGCTGCGGGGGCGAGGCAGCGCGAACGTCACATGCATCAGCAGCCGGTCGGCGGCGGGCTCCCACCACGGCGACGTGGCCATGGCTTCCAACGCGGCTTGGCGAACGTCCGCGCGCCACGGCTTCACCTTCGCGCTTGATTCGACCATCACGCCGTGGCCTACGTGCCGCTTGCTGCCCTGGGGGGCGGGCGTGCCGTAGACGAGGATCACCAAGCGGCGTTGGGCTGCGGCGTTCGGCGGGTGCAACAGGGTTGGGGCAGTGACATCGGGCATAGGGGCTCCCGGAGGTGTCGCGGAATGGGGGGAGGGGTGTTACCGGGTCAGCACGCCCACGACGGCGGCGAGCAGCACGACCCACAAGGTGGCGAGGGCGAACAAGATCGCTGCCCACACAGCGACCACCGGCCAATCGGTGCGCCGGTTCACGGACGCTCCCGCTCGGTGGGCAGCGAGTGCAAGAAGGCCTCGATGCTGGCCACCGGGATCAGTCGCCGCCTGCCGATGAAACGGGATTCGATGATCTGCTCATCGAGCAGTTGGTAGGCCCGGGCGCGGCTGATGCTCAACATGCGGGCCATGTCCGAGACGGTGACGGCGAGTGGCCCGGGCGATGTCGGCCTGGGCGGTGCCGCGCACAACGGACAGGGGTCGGTCGTGATGGTGCTCACCAGGGGGGTGTCCTTGCTTGTCGAGACGTGTGAGGGCGGGTGCGGGCATGGGGCACCCGCCCTCCCGAGAGGGCGGAATCGGCTTGCAGGCTTGGGCTTTCGGCTCCTCGGACGGTCCGTTACCAGCCGTGCACCTGGTTGGTGACACGGGGCACGTGGACCCCGGGACCGCTTGACCCGGATGGGTCATTGCGGTGTGTCCACACAGTACCGATGAGTACTACCGACGTAGCAATACCCGGTCAGGACCGGGTTTCTCGGGGTCCGTACCCGGTCCGCACCGCACCCCCGTGAGACCGTTTTGTGTACGGCTCGGGGGGTGCCTTACAGTGATGCAAGCACCAAGCATGTCTCCCCTGACAGCAGCCTGACGACCGACAACCGAACACGCAGGAAGCCACGACCCATGCCGCGCATGCCCAAGTTCGATTACCGCTGCCCCGCCGACCTCCACCACCGCGTTGCTATCAAGGCCCAGCGCAACGGCGAGTCCATCGGGGCGGTGATCCGCCGAGCGTTCCAGGAGTACGTCAGCCCCAAGGCCACGGAGCGCAAGCACCCCAACCGCCGCGCCACCGACGAGGAGCGCGCCCGCCAGTCCCAGCAGCGCAGCGCATGACGGGCCAGGACCGGCCCGTGCCTCGCCCCAAGGGCGTGCGCTACGTGATGCCCAACGGCGACACGTTGCCGCTGGAACTCACGTACGTGGGGCTGGACCAGGAGGACGGCACCCATATGTGGTTGGCGGCCACCCCGTTGCCGCCCGGTGCCGTGGTCCGCGCCGACATCTGGCCAGCGCACACCGGGGTGTCGTTCCCCGTGGGGCCACCCGATGCCTGAGCCACCCCGTCCAGGGCGACCGCAAGGCGGCATGAAATCCGACGCGGGCCGGGCCGCCTACTGGCGGTTGCAGTGGGAGTCGGCCATTGGTGCGTTGGCCGACCTCATCGCGGAGCACGCCGAAACCGTCGAGGAACTGGAACGGGCTGCGCGCCGAGGGTCAGGTGCCCCGAGGACGCCCGGACATACGACGAGGCCCCCACCCGGAGGTGGGGGCCTCGTCTCCCCTTGCAACGCCTGCCCGGCAACGCACCGACCCCCGGTGAACCGGAGGAGCGAACCTGACGGCTCACCGGGGGCGGCGTGCCAAACATTACCCCAGCGGCTCCATGTGCCCCGCTGGCGGCCCGGTGGCCCCGGGCCGGGGTGTCCGTACCCCCAGCCGGGGCCAGCGAGCCACAGCGCCCGCTACAGCCCTTGCGCGGCCACGTCGGGGTCGGGGTGCCCCGTGGCGTTCAGGTGCCGGGACAGCGAATACGACGGCGAACGGGTGTCCTCCTCGGTGACCACGAAGTCACAGCCCGGCTCGTAGCATTTCCACACGCCGTTGAGCCGGTCGCGCTGGTGCGGAATATCGGGCCGCCCGGGGCCGGGCTTGCCGTACCGCTCGACGTATTCCGCTGGGGTGATCGCATGCCGGGCATGCAAATGCTGGTGGAATGCGTCGAGGTTGATGCTGGGCGCACGTTGGGTGCAGCCCTTCACCCGACACTTGAACGGCCCCCACACCTTGGTGCCCGGCTTGGGGAACTTCCGGCCCCCGCTGTCCTTGGCTCGGTGTGATCGGTCGCCCGTCGTCGTCCTGACGCCCGGTGCCGGTTGGGCGAGGCCCACCGGCTGGCGTCCCACCATGCTGGGTTGCAGCGACACCCCCCACGCGTTGAGGGCGTCAATCAACGGGACCACCAACTCCTTGTGGTGCCGGTCGCACAGGTCGATGGTGCGTGGCTTGGCCCCCTTGGCGCTGGTGTCCAGGACCATCGGCGCGGTGGTCGTGGCGGGCTCCTGGCTCTCGGGGTCGGCCTCCAAACACGCGTCGCACCACGCGATGATTTGCTTAGCCATCACTTCGCCCCCGTACTGCGTGCAATCGACACCACGCGGAGCATGCCCCGGCCCTCGCTGGTGATGCGTCCCATGCCCTCGACCAGGTAGCCCTCGGCGTGTTCGTACCGGGGCGAGCCGATCAGCATGCCGTTGATGTCGAGGTGTTGAATCTTCCGGGTGCGGCACCGGCTGCACCGCAACGTGCGCTCGTACCCGCCGTCACGGTGGCGGCCCACGTTGAACGGCAACCAGTTGTGGGTCAGTTCTCGGCATTGCAGGAACTTGTCTGACATGCCCTCGGCCAACTCGCGTACCTCGTCCAACGACGCCTCGCCAGGCGGTCGGTCCGATGTCGCGTTGGTGTCGGGGTGTGGCACGGCCTTGAGACGGCGTGCCGTGGCGGTTTGCGCCATGCGTTGCTCCTCCATGTTGGTTGCCCGGGCGGGGCGGTTGGGTGGTGCTTGGGTCACACGGTACGCGGGGTCATGTCGCGTGGGCGACGACCCCACGCGGGCGAGTCTCAGGGGCGCGGTGGCGCACCTGTTCGCGGAGTTGGTGCACCGCTCGGTCCAGGGCGGTGTCCACCTCGTTTCGGGTGGTCCCGTCCGGCCACAGCAGATATAGGTCGGCGGTGACCACACCGCCCTCCGGCAATGGGACGTTGATTGCCACGTAAGCCGTGCGCCGAGTCGCCACGATTTCGCTCCTCCTCGACGGGCGGAATAGGGGAGGGGCCGCCCGCCGTCGAATACCAGCAGAGTAAAGGCACCGGACCGGGACAAGCAAAAAGCCCCCCAGCCCGTGGGATGGGCTGGGGGGCTCTACGCGGGCCGTGGGCTGGCTGGCTAACGCACCAGCACCTCGGTGGGCGACACCACCACCACGCGGCTGTACGAGCCGGTTTCCACCAACTCCTGGGCCACCCGCATGGCCACGGGGTCCACCCGACTGGTCCGCACGTCACCCGTGCGGGGTCGGCCCAACGGTGCCGGGCGGCGGCGACGCTTGGCCGGTGCCTCGGCCATGGCCTCCACGGTGCTGGGGGCCACGGTGGCCGTGGTGCGGATCGTGGGGCCTGCCGGGTCGGGCTTGCGTCGGGGGTCCTTCACCCGGCCCACCTTGGCGGTCATGAGGCCACCACGCCCAACGTCGCGCCCTCGCCCATGAACTGGTCGAACGACTCGGCGGCCTGCATGGTCGCGGCCTCGTTGCCGTCCTGGTAGCGGTACGTCACGGCCACGGTGCTGTGCCCCAGCCATTCGGCCACGACGCGCGGTTGGTTGCCAGCCGACTCCAACAATTGGGCGCACGTGTTGCGCGCGCTGTGCAGCGTGTACGCCCCCACCCCGGCCTTGGCCAACACCCGGTCCCAGTTGTAGCGGTCCTGGGTGGCGCTGTACGGCGTGCGCTTGCCGGTGCAGAACACCAACTGTTCGGGGTCGGCGGTCCACCCCTTGGCGGCGTGTTCGGCCTTGAGCGCCCGCAGCCGGGCGGCCACGCGGGGCACCAACGGCACCACGCGGTCCCGGCTCGCCTTCGACTTGGGCGTGGTGAACACCAGCCCCTTGCCGACCTCGCGGCACACGCTGCGGCGAACCACGAGGAACGGCCTCGGCGCGTCCAGGTACACGTCGGACCACCGGAGCGCCAACGCCTCGCCCTGACGCAGCCCGCACAGCAATGCGACGTACGGGCGGGGGTTGTCGCCCGCCGCTGTCAGCACGGCCTCGGCCTGGGGCTTGGTCATGACCTCGCGGCGGCCCTGTTCGGTGCCGGGCGCGTCCACCAACTCGGCCACGTTGCGGCCCACCTTCCCCCAGCGGAAAGCCACCTTGAGCGCCTGGTGCAACAACACGTGCACCTGACGGATGGTGCCCTCAGCCTTGCCCGCCTCGCGCATGGTCGTGTAGAGCCGCTCCACGTGCTCGGGGCCGAGCCGGTCGAGCCGGTGGTGGCCGAGGTGCGGGATCAGCCACGTGTTGACCCGCTGGCGCGCGCCCTTGATCGTGTTCACCTTCCAGCCCTTCTTGGCGGCGGTGGTCACGAGCCATTCCTCGATCCACTGCCCCACCGTCACGGCCTTGCCGATCACCGCCACGCCCTTGCGGTCGGCGGCGGCCAGGTCGCGCATCTTGGCCGCCACCTCCTCCTGGCTGCGGCCATACAGCGTCTTGCGCACCCGCCTGCCGTCCGGGGCGGTCACGGTCACCCGCGCCCGCCAATAGCCCTTGCAACGGTGCTTGGGCCGCTTCCCGTCAACCAGCGCGGGGCATTCCTGGGTGTGGTGGCGGTCGATGGTGCCCTCGCCGTTGGTCCTACGTCGTGCCATGTTCGTTTCGCTCCTCGATAGGGGTTGATGCCCCCCGGCCACGGTGGCCGGGGGGCGGGGGGTTGGTTAGGCGTCGCACGCCCGGGCGCTGCACGTCCAGGCGCTCAGCCGCACCACCTGGCCGGTGGTGTTGTCGTACCACTCGGAGAATCGGACGGCGTGGTCGCTGCCCTCCTGCACCACGTGGAAGCCGAACGCCATGAGGTCCTGACGGGCGGCCACGATCACCGGGGCCAATTCGGCCACCGTGGCGGCGGTGCCGATGCACACCGGGCGCTCGTCGTCGGTGCGCTTGCTGGCGTGTGCGTGCGGCGTGGCGGTCATGCGCGTGCCGCCTGGTCGGCGTCGAACCCACAGTCGTCGCACAGCCGGGCGTCGCCCCGCTCGTGCACGTCCTCGACGGCGAACACCAAGCCGCAGCCGGTGCACGTGTCGGTGTCAATCAGCGTGATGGGACACCCGCCGATGCACGCGTCACCGCATGATGCCTGGTCGCACTCGGGGGTGTGATCGGCGGCGGCGTCGCCCTCCGGGTAGAGCCGGTCGAGTTCGGCCTGGCAATCCGCGCTCGGTGTGGTGAATCCGTGGGACATGTTCGCTCCTCATTTGGCCGCCCGGGGTGGGTCGGCGCTACGCGCCAACGGTACCCCAACGTATGGCCCAATTAGCAGCCCAACGCCCCTGGACGCCCCTGGACGCCAATGGACACCGGAGGTGGGGAATCGCCTTACGGCTAAGACGATTGTGGACGTGGGTGGACACCAATGGACACATGCCGGGGGGCATGGTGGATGTACTCGAAGTAATCGCAGTTTGGCAAAGTTTCGTGGGTGCCATTCGCGTACTGACCTGCGGTTTTACCCCCGTGGGGGTGGCCCAACGGGGCGGCGTGGCCCCTTTTTTGGCCCAACGGTGCACGGCGCGTGCGCGGAGCGAGTTTGCGCGGCCCCCGGTCGGCTACTTAGGGTGTCGTTCGTCCCACCGTCAGCACGGGGCATGGGAGCGCCGCCCGGAATAGGGGCCGGTCGGCGTTCAACGCGTAGCACCCAGGGGGGGCAGGCGCGGACGTGCTGGCGGTGGCACCAAATCGGCCCCCGGGGTGCGTGTCTCCCCCGTCGCGTACCTCGGGGGTCAAACCGGCGCATCGGGGCGCGAGTCGATCCCAGGTCCACCCCGGTGCGCCACCCGGTGGCCTCGCCCCGACGCCATGCCCCCCTATCGGTGCGGCCAGCGGGGCCACCGGCTCAACGTGAAGGAGCGCCCCGGTATGGCCGTCCAGGTAGGCAGCGCCGTCAGCAGCCCGTGCCCCGCATGCGGCACCGTGGCCAAGCGCACGGCGTACGACGTGGGCAGCGGCCCCGAACTGTCCTGCGCCAGTTGTGAGTGGTGCTGGGGGGCCAACGGCCAACCCCTGCGCCCGGTCACCCTGGGCGATGTGTGGGCGCACCGCACCCAGGGCACCCTGCCCGCCACGCTCCCCGAGTGGCGCGAGGATGACCGCTGATGGAGCACACCGCCGAGAATGACGCGAGGTTCACAGTCCAGCCCGGGACGGAGAACTACTACGACCGGATGACGTTGCAGGCTGCCCTGGCCGACACGATCACGATGATCCAAGAGTGGAACTACAGCCAGGACCCACACGGCTACTGCCACTTCCGTCCCATGTTGATCCGACTGGTCGAGGCCGCCGAGCGCGTCATTCCGCCCGAAAGGGGGCAGGTGCAGTGACCGCCGACCTGCTGCGCTGGTCCGCCGTGCGGGCACAGCGGCGGTGTGCGCGGCGCGGGCACGACTGGTTCCCCAACCTTGGCCCCAGCGAGTTCATCGTGC